AACTTGAACTTCCACGAACTTGATTCGATCATCACTCGTGTTGGTGAAGATTGTAAGATCATGTTCTGTGGTGATGTAAATCAAACCGACCTTCAAAGAACTAATGAAAAGAATGGAGTTCTAAACTTCATGAGTATTCTTCAGACGATGGAAGAGTTTGGTATGGTTGAGTTTAATGTAGAAGACATTGTTCGTTCGGGACTCATCCGCAGTTATCTAATTAGTAAGATCAGTCTAGGTTTCTAATGTTTAATCATGTGACTATAGAGTTGCCACCAAAACTTGAAAGAGTTGATATTGATGGTACACGTTATTATAAGGTTCCTGGTGAGGAAGATATAAAACTGGTTTCAATGACAACTGTAACCAGTTTTCAAAAACGTCAAAGTATAGTAGAATGGCGTAATCGTGTTGGTCACGAAAAGGCGAATAGAATTTCTAGACCATCCGCAAGTCGTGGTACAGACATGCACACACTGGTGGAACATCATTTAAAAAATGAACCTTTACCAGAAGTTCAACCTCTATCCCAATTTCTTTTCAAGTTTGCAAAGGCAGATCTAGATCGAATAAATAATATTCATGCACTAGAAACTCCCCTCTATAGTCTCAAGCTTGGAGTTGCAGGTACTGTAGATTGTATTGCAGAATACACTGGAGAATCTGGAATTCCAGAGTTGTCAATCATTGACTTTAAGACTTCTAAAGAACCTAAACCTAGAGAATGGATTGAAGATTATTTTGTACAAGCAGTAGGTTACGCTTGTATGTTATATGAACTAACTGGTCTTATAACAAAAAAATTAGTAATTATTATGGCTTGCGAAAATGGAGAGTGTAAAGTCTATGAAGAATATGACAAATCAAAATACATTAGAAAACTTGGTCAGTATATACAAGAATGGAAACAAGCTAATGAGTAAAAGTCAGGAGGCATTAAATGAAGTTTTAAATGACAAGTTTATGACTCCAACTAAATTCTCGTTGGAAGTTGAAAGGATTGTAAAGGAAAGTAATGGTCAACTCAATTATATTGAAGCAGTACTAACCTACTGTGAAGAGAATGAAATTGAGTATGAAAGTGTTCCTAAACTGTTGTCCAAAACTTTGAAAGAGAAACTTAAATATGATGCACAACGATTGTGTTTCATGAAGAGAACTTCTCGCGCTAAACTACCTCTTTGATATGGACGGATTTGAAGTTTACAAAATTTATCTTTCTCTGAAACTTCACTTCACTAAAGACAACTATAACTTCTTTCAATTCAACGGTAAGTCTAGAGCTAGTCTTGCTTCATTTGAAAAAAGAAACGACAAGTATTTCTTCAAAAAACTCGCACTGAAACACGATAGTAATTCTATCGTGGAGTTTTTTGTCGCGCATTTTATTCACGATGACAAGTTCTGGATCGGCAGTATTCCTATTCAGAACTCAAAGATATATGCAGACTGGAAGAAGAAAACTCAAAGTTTAAGTTTTATCTTTACTGAAGAAGTAGAAAGATTAATTGATAAGGAACCAAACTTTGATAAGATATTCCAAACCTCTGGTGGTCATCCTTTACTTCTCAAAGAATATTTTTCTGGCCAGTTGAGTTTAGAAACTTTGGTCATTCTAAACAAAATTCTTGGGTTTGTTTCTGTGTTCGATAAACAAATCAAAGAACCTGTGGTCTGGCCGGAAGTCAGGAAGAAGGTGGTGAAATACGAACCATTTCTATCCTTGGACACAAATAAATATAAGCGAATTCTTTACGACAAAGTATGCAGTTCTTTGATCACGACATAGTTCGTTCTGAAGCTGCTGAACTTATGCGTATTCAGGAAGATCTTAATGGTCTCTTTAGTAGTGGTAAGTTTCGCAGCCCAGAAGGCAGAGAAGTTTACTTCTTTTTGATGGAGAGACTTCTAGATATACAAGAAATTATTTACTTCAGAGCTAAATACTCTGAACTAGATGATGCAAAAGAATACGTTGAGATGTTAAAGAATCATCTTCACCTAGTTGCCAGAGAAGGCGAGTATGATGTTTCTCATGTCTATTCAAGAATGAAGAGAGACCTGAAAGACATCAAAAATTTTGTCATGGAAAACCCTTGACAGACCCCTCGGGGTGTGGTATGATAACTAGGTGGTCAAAACCACAAAGGCCAAATACGTACACAATACGGAGAATACACATGTCTTTTTCTGCTCTCAAAAAAAATTCTAATTCTTCTTTCGAGAAACTGACTCGGGAACTTGAGAAAATTAGTTCCACTGAATCGAGTGGTGCAGATGATCGTTTCTGGAAACCTGAATTGGATAAGTCTGGTAATGGTTATGCAGTGATTCGTTTCCTTCCCGCCCCAGAGGGTGAAGATATTCCTTGGGTGAAAGTTTTTAGTCATGCATTCCAAGGCCCTGGTGGTTGGTATATTGAAAACAGTTTGACTACTCTCGGTAAGTCTGATCCCGTTGGTGATCTCAACCGTGAACTGTGGAACAGTGGTCGTGATTCTGACAAAGAAGTTGCTCGTAAACAGAAACGCAAACTGTCTTATTACAGTAACATCTATGTGGTGAAGGATCCTGTAAATCCTCAGAACGAAGGTAAGGTATTCCTGTTCAAGTTTGGTAAGAAGATCTTTGATAAGATCATGGGTGCGATGCAACCTGAGTTCGAAGATGAAACCCCGATCAATCCTTTTGATCTGTGGCAAGGTGCAGACTTCAAACTGAAGATCATGAAAGTTGCAGGTTACTGGAACTATGACAAGTCTGAGTTTGCAAGTCCTTCAACTCTTGGTAACCTTGATGATGATGGTCTTGAGTCCATCTATAAGAAGGAACACTCTCTGAGTGCATTCACTGATCCTTCTAACTTCAAGACTTATGAAGAACTTGAGAAACGTATGAACCTTGTTCTGAAGGGTCGTCCTCAGAAGAAAGTTGATATGGAAACTGAGGAGGATGAGGATTTCGAAGTTGAAACTCTTCGTGCAAATACTTCACCAGCACGTGTTGAATCTTCAGTTCGTCCTTCTGTCTCTTCTGACGATGAAGATGATACAATGAGTTTCTTTGCTAAACTCGCTGAGTTCGATAACGACTGATAATTTTAAAGGGGGTCTTAAGACCCCCTTTTTTATGGCTCTTCAGAGATTCTATATCCTTCTGGAGTTATCTTGTATGTAGTTTCATATTCCATAAGTTGAAGTAGTTCTCTTTCTAACATTGACAAGTAGTTTGGTTTTGGTAATTTAATTTCTCTCTTCAATTCGTTAAGTTCATATTCATAATCTCTGTTAGTAACTTCTCGGAGAGTATCTGCAGTTGCAATTCTCTTTACCATATTGGCAATAGAACCATCTGGATTCTTTCCAATACTATAGATATATTCTCTATTCCAATTTTCGTATCTAGTAAATTTAATTGCATATCCAGGATATACATTATACTCTAGTGGAGTATCTAATGTAATTGTTGTACCATTTATAGAAGATATTCTCGTGTCATATTGTGAGTTAATTAAATCTCCTGGCAATAGATTTTCTGCACTTCCAAGTACGACTGTGGTGGATCCTTTTGCAGAGTACTGAGATACGTATCTCAAAAATTCTTTGTATACTTTTGGTTTGTAATTGACTTGATTTTGTTCGAGTTTATCCTGGAACATCTCAACGATAATGCCAGGTTCAATTACAACGTTTCCTTGAGAATCTCTAACTTCTGTAGTCTCCCAGTGTCTTGGTTTGTTTTCATAATCTCCATACTTATTTTTAATATATGTGTCTAACTCATCTGAAGCCATTGGCCACATCTCATGCACATTAGTTATGTTGTTCAGTATTAGAATAGTCCAGAACCATTCTGAATCTCTATACTCTTTATATGCAATACTATCTGCAGTCTCTCCGTCCTGAATTGTATATGGAGTTGATGATGCATAAACAGCATTGAAACTATCTCTTGCTCTAACTCTCCTAAAAATATTTTTAGAGAGTTTATATTTTCCAGCTACCTTAAAGTCTGGATATAAAAAATCTGGGATTGAATTGAAAAACATTTTTAGTAACCGCTTTCTACGTCTTTGCTAGTGATGATTTCGGTTTCTGTGAAACTCATATTTATGTTATACGCAACTGGATATGGATTCTCGCCATTTACGATATGAGTTGCCCATACATTATCTGGAGTATATGAGACTTGTACATTTTTTAAAACACATGGTTTAATTTTTGGTACTGATTCTAGTTCACCCCCTCCTGGTTTCCTCCAACTAAGTTTGAATATATGCGGGACTGTTAACCATCTATCAGACAGAGTATCTCCACCTGATGCATCACCCAACCCACCCAAAGTTCCAGAATAATCTGGTAGGGCATGCTTCCTCACTTCTTTTATCATTTCATGTATACTCTTTTGTTCTGATTGACTTCTTGGAACTAGTTTCCAACTTAGTTCAAATGATCTCATACTGATTCCACCAAATACTTGTTCTGTATATGGGTTAGAAATTTTACCACCTATGCCAGATGTCAATGCATTTGCATTGAATCCCATTGATTTTACAGCCTCAAGAATCGCACCAATTTTTCCAGCTGATGCTGCGTTTTGGATTGCTGCAGTTGCTCCGCCAGCATTACCGCCCATAACTCCAGCTGCTATACCAGGGAGAAGTTTTCCCATTGCAGTTATATCCGCTTCTTCCCACTTTAAAGCATCAGTATAATTTAAATTGTCTGGAACTGGAAGGAGAACAGTTTTTTTAGCTGCTGCGGTATTCGTTAACTGAACATTGCTTACGCCACCATTTATTAAACCATCAACGATTGATATAACCCCAGATGTTATAGAACTTGCTTCAACTGGGGAGGATGATGTGGTTGTGTTTGAAGCAGATGAAGATAATGCCTGTGCTATTGGAACATATTCCACAATATCTATCTGTAGATAATCAAAAGCGTCCGTAAGGTTTGCTGGCCACATCAACTTATTAAGTCTACTAGCCCTACTTTTACTATATGACTTTGATGCGGTTGCCATAAATATTTCCTGAGGTGTATTATTCTTTATATGACAAATACTTTGAAGGGAAAATTTATTCCTAGAAATACATCAAAGTATAGAGGAGACTATCGTAACATTATTTATAGGTCTTCTTGGGAATTAAAGTTCATGAAATATTGTGATCTGAATCAAAACATTCTTGAGTGGGGTAGTGAAGAAATTGCCATCCCATATAGGTCTCCATTGGATGGAAAGATTCACAGATACTTTGTTGACTTTTATATCAAAGTTAGAGATGTAAATGGTAATACTCAAAAGTATTTGGTTGAAGTCAAACCAAAAAAACAAACTAAAGAGCCAAAGAAACAACAGAGAATGACTAAATCATATCTCTATGAAGTTTCTGAGTATGTAAAGAATCAGGCTAAGTGGGAAGCCGCAAAAGAATTCTGTGAAGATAATAGAATGCAGTTTAAAATTATCACAGAAGACGAACTCAAGGTATGAACCAATTAAGAGGCGGAGACTCAGTAAC